CTTATACCTAATAATAATATGTTTCTGGTTATATATTTGTATTTGGTATGTTTAAATGTAATCCTCCTTTGTTGGAATCCTATATTAGCTTATTTAAGCTGCCACTCTCTATTTTAGCAACTCCCCATATTGAGTGGTTTTTTTTTGTCTTTTGGTAAGCATGCAGACTAATATTTTAATGTTCTGTAGGTAAAGATGAGAGGGGGTAGAAGACGTTAAAGAATAACTATTAAGGATTAAATAACTAGATTGCGTAGTTGTCAGTGTTGATTATCTTGTAAGTCTAAATTATTTCGTACTATCCTTAGTTTTATTATCGGAGGTGGAATAGGAGTGTGCTTGTCTAAGTCACCAAAGAAAAGTAAAAAGTATTATAGTTAAGTAGCTGTTATTGAATCATAAGGATTATCAAGCTATATATTTAACTTAATAATACTGAAAAATCACTTCAATAACAGCCGTCGTATTTCTCCGATTATATAAATACTACGAGTAGTTGCCTATTTAAATGAGAGCGCTTAAACTTCCGGCTACTGTACTAAAAGCCATGTCTGGTGAAAGTTCTTTTAAGGACTTAATAGAAATGACTTTAATATGGCTATTATCATCCGATGGACTGAGTACTTTAAATCCATTTTTATTATGAGTATAGAGGTAAAGTCGACCTGACTTTTCTTTCCATTTCCACACCACGTTGTTGTTATTTGATGACTCTGAGCACTCGGATACTAATAATTTATCTCCTTGTGTTGTGAGGCATTTATTCTTATTTCTTGCATATATGTATTCATAGTTATCAGGCATATAGAAGAAATATTGATCTTTATTACCATTTTGGCAAACGTTTGGACGCACAATATTATTATCTGTAACAGTTAAGCAGTGACCTTTTAGATCAGAGCTCTTCACGGATCTTAACATAACTGGCTGGGTTCCCAAGAATACAGGACTATCCCAATTAATCGTTAATGTTGTTTCCATGTTGTATTTATTAAGGTTAAAAGGTTTTTTCCCAGGATTATAGGCAGGTAGTGAACCATGGTGCCATCTTTGTCCTATGTACCATTTGTGGTATCCGAGGATATTTAATCCTTGAATAGCAGCCTTAATCGATAAATCAGATGTTTTTTCGTTGCTGTAAGGACTTGAATATGTAACTGAAAATTTTGGAATAAATTCATTTGAGTATGGGGTTCCTTTAAGTTTTTTAAAGTCGAATGGATTGTTTTCTTTCCCCGAAGCCCAATTCCAACAATAGCTATTGGCATAGTTTGTCATTAATCGACAGTAGCCTTCTTCTGCATGAATGTCGGAACCATACCATCTATTCTTGTAGTTGATATTGAATGTATTCATATTATTATTGACATCAAAATCCATATACTTACCATTGTCATAAGTCATAGTTTGTGTGTTTTTATAACTAATTGACTCAACGGGAAGGTGTGGTATGTTCAGGCCAACATCTATTTCTACGGTCGATTCTTTTGTGAAACTTGAATTATCTTTATCTGAATTTGTTGGGATATGATCATAAAGTTCTATTCCATCACCATCTAGTTTGGTTGTAATTGATACTTGATCTAAATAATCTGGATATGAATAATATCGATATTGGTATTCCGCCCACGTGGGAACAACCCAGTTTTTCTCCTGACCTTCTATAGAATTGAACGTGATACCGGGGCTCTTATCAAGACTGACTCGGACAAATTTCTTATTATCTAAGAAGTGCTCTTCATTTTTAAAAAATGGATATCTAGAGAAAAACTCTAATTTATACTCAAAGGTGGCTTTTTGTGTGTGATCAAAAGATATCGTTTTATCTAAATAGACCTCTTCTCTGATTATTTTTGTAGCGATAGCGTTCCGCGGATTTCTCGATTCCCTTTTAGTTAAAGAATAAGGTGTTGGTCGATTAATTTCATCGATAATTGATTTTGATGAGAATTTATCATAGGTAGTAATTATACTATTATGATTACTTTGTGGGTTTTTTATTAATACATAGGGTTTATCAAATCCTATCCCGATTAAGTTTGAAGTATAAGTTTTTCGTTGTGATTCATTTAATTTGCTAAGGTCAATAAAAAAGTAGGCAGTACATTCAGAAGGTATATTGGTTAGCTCTTTTTTTTCAAATGAGGCGTAACATTGTTCATTGTAGAAGTTTGTACCAGAAAGTTCGGATTGAATATGTTCTGGAGTTATGGTTTCTGCATAGGCACTATTTTGATTATATAAAATAATAATTCCAATGCTGACGACGGTTTTTATTTTCATTAATTATTTATCCTTTTTATCTGTTTTTATAATGCATTGGTGTTAATGCATTTGTGGTGTTAATGCATTTGTGGTGTTATGGGTTTGGTTTCTTATGTGCTACAAAAGGTAGGTTAGTGTTAATTTTAATTAAGTGTTAATTTTTATTTTTGATTAATTGGAGCGTTAATTGAATTTTTAATTGTAATTTAATGTTATAACCACTTCTTGAAAATAGAGTAATCCTTCTATATTCAATAGCCTAAATTAAAGTTGTTTTTTAACTAATGCGCATTATTACGATAAAATTAAAATGTTATTTTATGTGAGCTGTGACATAAAAATTATGTAACAAATTGGAATAATAATTAAAAAATACAGAGAATACCTAAAAGATATGTATTGGTGGGTATGTATCGGTGTTACGTATGGCTTAATGGGTTGGCTTAATTATCTATATCAATTTTATGGGTTATTTAGCTAATTACTTTATGTTTATTATAACTTTGTAGTTCAACATGAATTAGAGGTTTTTGTGTTATTGATAATTGTTTTAATGTATTTGTTTTTTATTGCAGGACTGAGTTTCTTTTTAAGGAAAATACTTTATGTTATAAGTGTAAAAGGTTCATTTTGGGGTACTGTATGGATACTTATTCCATATGGTTTTTTTTTAGCGTGGGTTGGTCATGAACTTCATATGGGAGAAGTCACTTTTTTGATAACATTTTTATCTTCTTTCATTGTTCTTTATTCTTGGATGAAACAATTTAAGATGGAAAAAAAGATGCTAGAAACGACAGGATATAATGCCCATAGAGCTCGATATATAACGAGGTTCAATTTTAGGTTACTTCGTGTTTATATTTGTGGGTTATTTTTATATATATGTTCATTTGTCGGTGGGTTTTTATGTATTTCTAGTGCTTAATGACGAAAGTGAATCTATCCAATATAACTTTTAATGTTCACTATTGACCTCATGGTTGTCTCGTCTCTCTGAAATGGGGTATCAGGGGTAATATGTTCTTCAGTAGAAGCTATCGTGATTATTACTGAATACATGAGGCATTATGAGCAGAGCAATTGAGTTATTCGCAAGAATGCATGAAGTGCGCAGTGTGACTGCTGACGAACGCGGTCGCCAAACATTAACTGGCGACGTTATCTTAGCTGTGTTTGGTAAGGTTCAACATAAGATGCCATTAGGAATGGATTTGTTGATGGCCAAGTATGTTCACGATGCACCTGCTGCAAATCGTATCATTGATGTTATGGCTACATGGTTGAATGATGAGTCGTTAAAGCGTAAAGACTTAGCGATAGCATTAAGCTGTGTAGCCTTTGATGTATTTTGCGATAAACCGGTAGCCAGTCAAAAGCGACAACTAGCTGCGTTATGCAGAAAGTATAGTGACCAAGCTAAACGTAGCAATCGACTTATTAAGGGATGGCAGGTAAAAACAAAGCGGTTACAGCGTAACATTGATGGTTGCGAAACCCAAACTGCAGAAGAACGACTATTGTCTGCTATCTATGAGCTTGAAGCACTAATCATCAAAGAGCATCGCCGTATCGATGAATACGCACAAAGTCAGTCCCTAAAATCCTCAACTTGTCCTCGATGTAATGGTACCGGTTCAATACTAAATACTGGTGAATGTCCTTCATGCGGTGGTCGTGGTTTGTTTGTTCCCAGCGTTGATAATATTCGCCAACACCTGCGCCATATTGGATTAGGGAGGGTTAGTGACAAACTGTGGGAGAGAGAGCTGAAGCCGTGGTTTGAAAAGTGCTTGGGTAACTTGTATGTGGAGTCTAGCAGCGTAGTCAGTCTACTCTCTGATGAGTTACACAAAGAGCAAGCCAATTAAAAAACATCTTCGGTTATTTGCAAATACGTCAACTAACTTTGTTCGGTATATTGAAGTTCTGTCAACTAAATCTAACTAATAATAAACGGAATTTCAGTCGTCTTGACCCCGCCATAAACTAAGGTAATCTATACCAATCATGCTAAACCTCGACCTCTCGTCGGGGTTTTTTTATGCCTGGAGAAAATGACATGCTTGATAGAGCAACACTCGCAATCACTGCCGGAACAGGTGTTGGTGTAGGGATTGGTGCGACTAAATCAGCAGAAAATGCGCAGTCGATGTTAAACAGCAGCTTTGAGCAGATTCTTAGTGGTCACTTTACATGGTATGGCAGCGACATAATTACTATTGTAGGTATTGGGTTATCTATTGTTGGTATTGTTGTCACGGTCTATCGCATCAAATTAGAGCGGCGACGTAAATATGCGCTTTAATAAACTCACTGGTGCATTATTAGCTGGAGCTATAGCAATTACGGGAGCGTTTGAAGGGTATCGACAAATATCATATCAAGATGTAGGCGGAGTTTGGACAGCGTGCTATGGAGAAACATTAGGTATAAAACAAGGAGACAGATTTACCAAAGAACAATGTGATGCAATGCTCGCGTCATCGTTGAATAAGCACAACACACCTCTAGAAAATCTTCCTCAGCAACTGCCACCTAATGTCCACTTAGCTTCTCTCGATTTAGCCTACAACATTGGTACTGGTGCCTTTAAGCGTTCAACAATGTATCGATACCTACTGAATGCAGATTATCCACCGGCCTGTAATGAAATCACAAAGTGGCGGTTTGTAGCAGGTAAGGACTGCGCTATTCGTCGTAATCGCTGCTACGGGATAGTGAAAAGGCGCAATGTGGTTCAGCAGCTGTGTATGGGAAGTATCAATATCAATGAGGCGTTAGTACAGATAGGTCAAATGCCATTAGATAAGGAAATTGTGGAGGCCATGAATGCTACTCAATAGAGTAAAGACAGCAATGATTGTGGTCCTTATCGCTATTTGTGGCGGTATGGTATTTAAAATCAAACTACTAATCACCTCCGTTGAAGGGGCAAAACAGGAAGTGGTCACATTATCACTGCAGTTAAGTACTGTTGAATCCATCAAGGATAGCCAATCAAAACAAATTGCGCAGTTAGTCCAAGAGCGCAAAACATTATCAGGTCTGTTAAACGCAAGAACGGAGAGCCTACACCGTGATAAAGCAAAGCTCAGTGCCGATATCCAAACACTTAAGAAAGCACTATCAACCAATACTTGTTTTGATACTCGCTATCCTAAGTCTGTTATTAAGCGGTTGCACCAGTCCTACTAGAGTCACCACTAAAACCGAAACACTGTATGTCTTGCCACCAATAGGGTTAGTTGTTCCATGCTACAAACCCGCACTGACAGCAACAACACCTTCTGAATTACCCATCGATACACTCAAGTTAAAGTCTGCACTGCGAGAGTGTGCGCAATATGTCGATGACTATCTTAATTGGCGAAAGCTCCAAGACGAATAGACATTACAAACGGCCTTTATGAGAGCCATTGATAATGTTCCCTCCAATTATCTATCGAGTGCCTTATGACAATAGAAAATGAAACCGGACGCATTATTGAAGTCATCGATATATGCGGCAAAGTCGTGTGCGTCATGTTAGCTAATGGCGCTGAGATAGATATTGCTACAACTCATGAGGTTAAAGTGGGTGATTGGGTAGTGGAGGGAGAGTTAAGCCAAGAGTTAGCAAGCAAGTAGATAACTATATGGCTAATGATTGGAAACAACTACAACTGCAGTTCTTAGCTGATAACGACAAGACAAGTATTACAGCGAAAGAATGGTGTAATCAACGAGGGCTTAATTATCAATCTGCACGTCGCTATATCAAAATGCGCACTGCGCAAAGTAAGACTGCGCAAACTAATAATGTGCGCAATGCGCAATCTGAAACTGCGCAATCAAAGAAAGTGCGCAAACTTAAAAATATAAAGGGAAAGAATGAATCAGTAGAAAAACGGACTAATTCTAAGTTTGATTCTCCAAATAAAGCGAAACGCAAAAGGAAATCTACCTCTTATAAGTTTAAAAATGGTAAGCCTGGTAATCCACATCCTTCTCAAAGTTTTGAAGCAGGCAATCAGCATGCACGTAAACATGGTGGTTATTCAGCACGTTTTGATGATCAATCGCTATTCGATGAAGCTGCTCAAATGTCCCTCGAGGAAGAGTTAAAACTGTGTCGCGCTCGTGCTTTGAACTGTATTGATACGATGAAGAAGATTCGTGCTGATATGGTCAATGCAGATTCAGTTGATCAACGGATTGAGCTTTACAACGTTATTACTTCAACAGAACAAGCACTCGATAGAAATGTAGTTCGCATTGAATCCATCACTAAAACCCTTTCATCTATTCGTATTGATACCGTTAATGAGCAGAAAATCATGAAAGATACGGATCGAATAGAAGCGGCAACAACCAAGCTAAAACTTGAAGCTGATAAATTGGCTAAAGAGGGTAAAGGCTCTATAACACCAATATCTGAAATGATTGCTGAACTACAACAAACTGGTTCTGATGGCTTGATGTCATGACCAAACAAGAGCAAATCGACTACATCCAAGCGCGAGTCGGTAATAAATGGTGGCGACTGAACAACCTTTACAAAGTTGAAAATGAGGATGGTGACTTAGTCACGTTCAAGTTGCGACCGGCTCAAGCTTTATTGTTTAAGTTAATGGCACACAAGAACATCATTCTTAAAGCGCGTCAGCTTGGATTCTCTACTGCAATCGATATTTATCTGCTTGATGAGGCGTTATTCAATAAGAACATTAAGTGCGGCATCATTGCTCAAGACCAAGGAGCTGCAGGTGAGATTTTCCGTACCAAGATAGAAGTGCCATTTGATAATCTTCCTGAATGGCTAAAAGCAGAGTTCCCAATAGAAAGTCGTCGTTCTGGTGCAAGTGGCGGCTTCATTTTATTTAAAAGTGGTTCAAGTATTCAGTGTGCAACGTCATTCCGTTCAGGAACGGTGCAACGACTTCATATTTCAGAGCATGGAAAAATTTGTGCTAAGTACCCACAAAAGGCTAAGGAAGTTAAAACGGGTACCTTAAATGCTATTCACCAAAATGCTATCTGTTTTATTGAATCCACAGCTGAAGGTGTGGGTGGTGATTTCCACTCAATGAGCATGAGAGCATTGGATTTATACAATTCAGGTACTGCTTTAGGGGCACAAGATTATAAGTTTCATTTCTTTGCGTGGTTTCAAGACCCCAAGTATTCAGAGCCTCTTCCTCAGTCTGGATTACAGCTGAGTAAATATCATCAAGAATACTTTGCAGCTGTTGAGTCGGCCATGAAGGTCACGTTATCTGATGAGCAAAAACAATGGTACATCAACAAAGAACAAAGCCAGGGCGAGGAAATTAAGCAAGAGTTTCCCTCAACGCCACAAGAAGCTTTTTTAACCTCTGGTCGTCGTGTGTTTGATGCTATTCGCGTGATGAACGCAGAAGCTCATACCACTAAGCCACTTATCATTTACGATATTGAGCCTGTAAGTGGCATCAAGACAAAGGCGCAATCAATGCGTGAAGCTGATAATGAAAAGCTGCAGCGTAATTTGCTCAATATGCTGCTTGTGTGGGAACTGCCTGATGCTGATGAAGAGTATGCGATAGGTGTCGATATTGCTGAAGGCCTTGAGCATAACGATAGAAGTTCATTTGATGTAGTTAAGAAAACGACCGGCGAACAAGTGGCGCATTGGTTTGGTCACTTAGATGTTGAGATGTTCGCGTCACTCGTTCGTCATGTTGGCCATATGTATAACACCGCCTTTGTTGGTCCTGAGCGAAACAATCATGGTCATGCGTTCTTACAAAAATTCCGCGATATCTATCCGGTTCGTCGTATCTACCAAGAACAGTATATTGACCGTGATAACGATAACGACACGCCTAAATTAGGCTGGCTAACAACAAAACAATCTAAGCCCATCATCATTGAAGGTTTAAAAGAACTGTTACGCACTCAAACAAGTGGTATTCGTTGGATAGGGACCATCTCTGAGCTCAATGTCTACGTGTACGACAGCAAAGGCGCAATGAATGCTCAAGTCGGTTGTTATGACGATCAACTTATTAGTTACGCCATTGCCCAAGAAATGCGAGCTCGAATGCCTAAGCGTGTTAAATCTGATGATAACCAGCCAGCCAAAGATAAACACTGGATGACCTATTAATGAAAGTAGACCAAAGTAAATTGCTCGACATCATGTCTGACATTGATGGCCAACCAGATTGGCGCTCTGCAGCCAATAAAGCGGATGCTTATTACGATGATGATCAACTCGAGGCTGAAGTATTAAAGATACTGAAAGAACGAGGGCAGCCAATAACAATACAAAACTTAATAAAGCCTGCAGTTAACTCTGTTCTTGGTATGGAAGCTAAGACGCGTACTGATTTGTTGGTAATGGCTGATGACCCAGATGATGAAATGGAAGAGTTAGCTGAAGCATTGAATGCCGAGTTTTCTGATGCTTGTCGCCTTGGTCGATTAGATAAAGCCCGTTCGGATGCTTATGCTTCACAGCTCAAGTCTGGCCTTGGTTGGGTTGAGTGCTTCCGTAATCCGGACCCTTTTGGCGCAAAGTATAAAATTCAAAATGTGCCACGTGATGAGGTCTATTGGGATTGGTTAGCAAAGCAGCATGACTTATCTGATGCTCGATGGTTAATGCGCTATCGTTGGATTGATATGGATGAACTGATAACCATGGTGCCTAATAAGCGCGCCATTATTGAGCAAGCCGTGAACTCATGGAATAACTTTGTCGATGTCGATCATATTGCCGGTTTAGACCCTCAGCTGCAGAGTGGTTATAAAGAACACAGTACTTGGACGCGCAGTGAATCAGAATGGTTAAGTCAAAATCGTAAACGTATTCGGTTACAGGTTATTTATTACCGTAATTTTGAGCGTAAACCCGTGATTGAGCTCTCTGATGGCCGTGTTATTGAATACCAATCAAGTAATATTGCTCATACAACAGCAGTTGGAATGGGTAAAGTTCAGCTTCGTATGGCGCAGATTAATCGTATCAGTGAAAGTTGGTACGCAGGACCACATCATTTAGGGGATAAAGAATGCTCAGCACCTCAAGGAATGTGGCCACTTATTCCTTTCTTTGGATACCGAAAAGCATCATCCGGTGAGCCTTATGGCATTGTTGCTTCATCAATCAGTGCGCAAGATGAAGTGAATTTTCGTCGTAGCAAACTCACGCAGTTATTACAGTCGCCATTGATTATTATGGATGAAGATGCAACTAACATGAGCACTCAGAAAGTCATTGAAGAGATTGATAAGCGGGGTGTGGTAAAGCTTAATCCAAATAGGCGTAATCAAAAGACAATGGCTGAAGTATTTCAAATCAATCGAGATACGGAGGTTTCAAACCAACAGTTCTCAGTGATGCAAGATTCTATGCGTCATATACAAGATGTAATGGGCGTTTCACCGTCTTTTCTTGGTCAAGATGATGGTGCTAAAAGCGGTATTGCCATAGCGAATATCGTTGAACAAGGCGCAACAACGCTTGCTGAAATCAATGATAACTATCGATTTGCATGTCAGTTAGTTGGTGAACTTATTCTTGGCTATGTGATTGAAGATTTAAAGATCAAGCGTAATAAGACTGTAGTTGTTAACCGTGATGACAAGATGAAACGTAAGACCGTTGTTATCAATGAAGAAACAAATGATGGCATGAACAATGATATTTCTCGTTTACGCTCTCACATTGCCTTAGCGCCAGTTCAACAAACATCAGCTTATAAGTCTCAACTTGCTGAACGTATGATGCAAATGACTTCACAATTACCACCTGAAGTACAAAGTGCAGTGATTGATCTGGTACTTGAATTGAGCGATGTACCAAATAAAGCCGAGTTTATGGATCGCGTTCGTGATGCATTAGGGGTCGGTAAAGATGTAGAGGACATGACACCAGAAGAACAGCAAGCAGCAGAGGCACAAGCTCAGCAAGAACAGGAGCAGCAAGCGTTAATGATGCGAGAGTTAGCCGCGAAAGTAGATAAGCTTGAGGCAGAAGCCCAACGAACTGCAGCACTTGCTAACAAAGAAAGTGTAGTTGCAGATAGCCAGCGTTATGCCAATGCTAAGACGCAAGCAGAAACAGGTAAGATTTTGACTGAAATGGAAAAAGTTAGTAGTGAAGTTGGGCAGGTTAAGCAAAATATGCTAGTAAATCTTCAGCAACAAATTGATTCTATGGAAGTTTAATTTGGCTTTTATATTTAAAATAAGAATATTTACTCTAATAGATATAGTGTATAAACATACTTGTGATATGAAACATGACGTGTAGATAAGGACTAATAACCACATGGAAGTGGATATAACTAGTAGAATTCCCCCCATTTTATAGTGTAGTTGTCGTCTTGACTCTACCTAAATTTAATATACTCTGATTCCATCATCTAAAGCCGCACCCGAAAGGGATGCGGCTTTTTTTATGCCTGTCTTTAGGGATAAGGGTTTTGTTTAAAGTCTTTATCCGCACAGACAGCGATACGTCTACAACCGGAGAAGTTAACTTATGACGATTGAAATTACAGGTAATGAAACACTCGATGAACTAGAGGCAATATTGGATAGCCTTGATGATGCTGAAGTGGTTGACGAACCATTACCAGTAGCATCTGAGCCCGTTATTACTGAAGTAGCATCAACTGAACCAGCAGTACTACCATTAGAAGGCGATACGAACGTAGCCCCGCCAACTACGGATGATGTGATTGTTGAGCAGAGTGAAGAACAGCCTGAGAAGAAAGTAATTGTCGCCAAAGACGGTGAACACATTATTCCATACGATGTACTAGAAGCTGAGCGTCGAGAGTCTGAACGTTTACGTCAACAGATTGCCGACATGAAGCAGAAGCAGCCAGAGTATGACCAACAAAGTCGTTTACTTGAATTACGCGATAAGCAATTACAGAAACTAGGTGTTGATCTTGATGACCTTCCTGAAAATTTAACCGTCAACGATAAGCAAATTGATGATTTACGCGAGAACTATCCTGAGTTAGCCCCATTCATTACAAGTCTGATGGCAAAGATTGATGCAGTCACTGCTAATACAGCACCTGTTACTGAAGTATCAACCAACAATCCTGTATTAGATGACATTAAATCAAATACTGATTTGAATGGTTGGATGGATGAAAAAGGCGATAAATGGGCTCTCGCGCTCGATATTGATGATCGTTTGTTAGTCGATCCAACGTGGTCAGAAAAGCCACAGCGTGAACGTTTTGAAGAGGTAGTTCGTCGAACGAAAGCTGCTTTTGGAGAAACACTGTCTACTCCTGAACCAGAGCCTGAACCGGTACTTGAGCCAGTAGTAGATGACATTAAAGTTCGTGAGGTGGCAGAACAAAAAGAGAAAGCCGCAGTGGAATCTTTACCAGAGAGTCCGTCACTTGTAGGCGCATCCAATCAACATCAGGGAACGGTGTTGCAACAGGCAATCAATATGAACAATGCTGATTTGCAAAATCTGATGTCAACAATGACGCCTGATCAAATTGATGCGCTCTTAGAACAAGCTGATTTTTAACCATCAGTTCATTACATACCTAAAAACCCGCCATAGTGCGGGTTTTTCTGTTTCTAGGAGTTGCTATGACAACTATTACGCCAGCGCAGGCGAAACATTTACAAGAAGTTGCGCTGTTTACTGCTGCCAACCGAAATCGTAGTTTTGTGAATATGCTGACGGAAGAAGCACCAAAGCAAGCCATGGGCGATAAGAAAGGTAATACCCAAACGTCAGCACATGCCCCAATTGTACGTATTTCAGATTTAACTAAACAAGCGGGTGAATCTGTTGATATGCAGATCATCCATAAACTCTCTAAGCGTCCAACTATGGGAGATAAGAAGCTAGAAGGACGTGGTGAGAACCTTGAGTTCTCAAGCTTTGAACTGAAAATCAATCAAGGTCGTCATATGGTTGATGCTGGTGGTAAGATGAGCCAGCAACGAACAACGCATCAGATTCGTAAAGCTGGACGTACTTTGCTCGGTCCTTATTTTAATGACCTACAAGATCAAGCGGCTACCATTCATTTAGCCGGTGCGCGTGGTGATTATTTTGATGATGACATTATTGTGCCGTTGGAAGGTCATACTGAGTATAGCGATATTCTTGTGAATAGCATTCTACCACCAACTTATGATCGTCATTTCTTTGGAGGTGATGCGACATCATTTGAAGGTCTCGATTCTGCTGATATTTTCAATATGGATGCAGTGGATAATCTCAGCCTTTATCTAGAAGAAATGGCACATCCTTTACAGCCGATTCGTTTTGGTGCAGATGAATTAGCCGGCGATGAGCCTTTCTATTTACTCGAAGTAACGCCTCGTCAATGGGCAACATGGCAGAAAACATCGAGCTATAAAGATTGGCAGCAGCTAACTGCAGCAGCGCTTAACCGTAGTCGTAATTTCCGTCATCCGGTTTTTGCAGGTGAATGTGCAATGCGCAGCAATATCTTAGTGCGCAAGTATAAAGGGATGCCAATTCGTTTTAATCAAGGCTCAGCAGTAAAAGTATCAAATAATGATAATGCAGCAACGGTTAAACAAGTTGAAGCAAAGACCACTATTGATCGTGCCATTCTTTTAGGAGGTCAGGCACTAGCGAATGCATGGGGCTCAACCTCAAGCGGTAATCAATTCAAATACACAGAGAAAAAGGTGGACCATGATAACGGTACTGAGATTTCTATCGCATGGATGAATGGTCTTAAAAAGATCCGCTTTGCTGATAAAAATGGGCGTATCAATGACTATGGTGTGATTGCACTCGATACAGCTGTCACGCTGTAATTCATTCACAAAATATGCGTGATGATATCTCGCATTTATAGAGAGATTTGTTATGGCTAAAGTCATCGCACAAACCATGCGAGATACTGTGTATGCAGGTGCAGCAGGTAATTTAAGTATTGCCTTTGGTAAAGTGGATGTAAAAGCAGCAGTCATTGGTACTGAAATTGATACGCTTGAATTACCGATTGGCTTAGAGGTTGTAGGTGTTCGGGTAGCAACAGAATCAGGTTTAGGTGCTGGTGTGAAACTGGATATTAAATTAAACAACAACGTTATTGTATCTGCAGTAAATGTTGCCGCTAAAGGGTCGGTTGTTATCCCAATTCAACCACTTTATCTATTCGAGAAAACAGTGCTTACGGCTGTGGTTAAAGGAACGATAGCAACGGGATCCGTGTCGATTATGCCTGAGTATGTGTCTGTTGGTTTTTAACTATCAAGTAAACAATGATAAGCGCTCTTTATGGGCGCTTTTTTTATGGGGATAACCATGTCAAAGATTACCATTGCCTATATTGGTGATAAGCCATTTAAGAAAGACACAATCACCGGTTCCTTATTGATATTTCCGCAAAATAAGCCAGTAGATGTAGAAGCTGATGTTGCTTACATGCTGCTGCAATATCCAAAAGTATGGGTACGAGAAGAGCAGGTTGAACTGATTCAATCTGAGTTAAAGATAGAAGCTGATGATAAAGAACAACAAGAACTTGAACGACAAGCGCAGTTCGCGGCAGAGGTTTACGCTAATAGCATGGAGGTTGAACTGACAGGCCAGTCTATTGATTTATCAAAGATGACGTCAGCAAAATTAGCCACATTGATTGAAGCCAATGACCTTGATATTGAGGCTAAAGGATCCCAGGAGTCTGTTGACGATTTCCGATTACGCGTCCGAAATACTATTCGAGGGTAGATAAATGGTACCAGTATCTGATTTTCTACCCACATTACGTATGTTAGTTGATGTGCCTGTTCCTGGCCTGATGGAGATGGCCATTGTTAAAGCGGCACAACGGTTTTGTCGTGAAAGCAAAGTGATAGTTAAAACGCGTCAGTTTGATGAAGTGTTTGATTGTCAGTCTGTATCAGTGATTGGTATTGGAACACCACAATTAAAAGGCGCTGGTATCGTTAGTGTCGCAAGCAAAGACCACCTTTTATTAGCGGGATATGATTATACGGTTGTGGATCGAGGAGAGATTAAATTTACGGGAAACTTTAGTGATGTCGCCATTATTGGAGTCGTAGAGCCGACAATTAATGCAGATCAACTTCCTAAAGTATTATTACATGACTATGTTGATGGTATCTGTGCTGGCGCAGCGAATCTATTGCAATTGCAGCCAACAACAGCGTGGTTCAATCCAGACCTTGCACAATACAATCATCGCGAGTTCGTACAAGCAATTCGTGATGCCTCTCGGTACGCCTTAGAAAACACCCCAGCACTTGAAGTCAATAATCAAACTCGTAAGCGAGAATATATTTAATGTCTATTAAAGTGAGTGACTTAATTGAGCAGGTTGCTGAGTTACTTGTTGATAAAGGTAATGTGCGTTGGTCTCAGTCTGAGTTGATTAATTATATCAATGATGCTTTAGCCGCAATCATTATGAGGCGGCCAAGTATTACTGCAGCAGATAGCGTCATTAGTGTAACCAATAACCCTGTAGTTTTACCAAATGATGCTTATTCCTTACTGACAGTAGAAAAAATTGGTGATTATCGAGGCCAATACACGCCAATTGAAACACTTGATCGATTTTATCCAATGTGGCGAACCCAAATTGGAATAGCACAATGCTGGACAAAACATAACGATGAACTGTTACGTTTTTGGATATTTCCTGCACCACAAGAGCCGATTAATGTTGAGGTTATATATAGCAAGGTTATTACTGTTAAGGCACAAACAGACGTTATCCCTCTAACATCTGTTTACGTTGGTATCTTGATTGATTTTGTTCTTTTTCGTGCTTTTGGGAAAGATGCTGAGAATGCCAGCGAAGAGAGTAAGTCATTAATGCATTTTCAATTATTTGCTGTCGCTATGGGGGATAAAAGCGCTACGGATAAAGCTAAATATACAGCTCGTAAACAATCAAGTTTGGAGTAAGTGAATGATTGTCGAAGGTGTTTTACGTGATTTGACTGGGCAAATAATCTCGCAAGGGCTTATCCAAATCATAGCTACAGCAACAAGTAACCATGTACTAAAAGGCTCCAATGTTCATATTAAATGCGATAGCAATGGTGCCTATTCGTTTGAGTTATTAAATGGCAGTTACAAGTTATATGCTCAGCCTAGCCGATGCAGTGACCTTGAATACTTAGGCGAAACGGTTATTACGACTGACACCGTTAATGGTGATCTAAATAGCATTGCAGGTATAACAAGACCTGTTTTACCACCACAAGTACAGAGAGCAGTAGATGCTGCAACTCAATCGGCTTTATCTGCAATACAAGCAAAAGCAGAGAAGGAGAAACTCCTTGCTGTTGCTGCAATAGTTAAGGCACAAGTAAGTCAAGTTACATATAAAGCCCTTCAAGCAAGCAATTTCTCTCAACACGCAAGTGATAACGCAAATGACGCTAACGTTGCAAAGCTTGCAGCAGTGGTGGCAAAAGATGAATCACAGAAGTACGCCATTCAGTCAGCTAATCATAAAACAATAATAGAAAGTATAAAAAACGATATTGTCGAAATTAATATAAAAACTGAATCACATGCAAATAGCGCACATTTAAGTGAAAAACTTGCTGTTTCAGCACAAAAGGAAGCCTTTACTAGCGCTAAAAATGCTGCCTCTCAATCTCAGCAATCGTTTAAAGCTGCAATTGAAGCACAAGATTATAAAAAAGCAGCGAGTGGATATGCAGATAAAGCAGAACAATCGCTTGCTTCAACGGCTGGTGTTCTTGACAGCATTAACGTAGAAGTCGCAAAAGCGCAAAGGCATAGTCAAAACGCACGAGTTCAAGCCGTTATTTCAAGTAAAGCTAAAGAGTCCGCTACCAAAGCTCAGATTAATAGTAATACATCGGCTGTAGAGTTAATGCGCTTGGAAGTCCTAGTTGATCAAGCTCTCGATAATATTATTGCTACTGGTAAGTTAGCGACTGAAAGCATTGAGAAGACCAAGAATAATAGACATGGCGCAGATTTGGCCGCGAAAGAAGCGGCTAAATCAAGTCAGCAAGCATATGAGACGCGAAAATATGTGACACAAAAAGTACAGGTAGCTGAGCAGTACAAAGAATTGGCAAAGGATTCCAGTATTAATGCGGCGAATGCTCAAAAAGGTTCTCAACAATTTAAACAAGAATCACAGCATTATAGTGAAAAGTCCATTATTGCCAGCCAACAAGCTGAATATAACGCTATTCGTGCAGAAAAAGCACAAGACTTATCTTTGGAGTCTGTAAGTCTTGCTTCCAAGGTTGTTGATGCGACTAGATTAACTGTTGTTGGTGTTGCAAAAGATTTAATTACGACACAGAAGATTATTATTTCATTTCACCCAATTAACTGAGGTATTGCTGTGATGGATAAACCTGGAGATCTGCTTGTTTTTGCTGTTGGTGAATTAACGCAAGAAACAACCAAATTGTTGCAAGAGTATCGTAATGCAAAGGTCAGTATTGATGGCAAAGTCCAGTTAGTTCTGGCAACAGCCGTTGATGTGGGACTAAGTGAAGATAATTCAAAAGAGAGTCAATTAGCTGCAGCTAATAGTGCTAATGAAGCGAAGATTCAAGCAGATAAGGCGCTTACTGTTGTAGGTGGTGCTATTAGTCATACGCCGAACTCACGTATGAAACAGCTCATGGATGCTAATGGTAATTTTAACACGATGGTTTCTATTCCTTGCTTTACTTTTGACGAGGTAAATATGTCAGGTCAAATAGGTACTGGTGTTCATCCTGCTTTTTTACGACAAGATGGATCTATTATCCCTGAAATTTGGGTTGGGGCTTTTACTGCTTCGAATAAATCAAACAATGTGATTGTGCAAAGTGATGTTGAGCCATGGCATACCATTAACTACGATGATGCGAAAGCCAAGTGTGTAGCTATGGGTAATGGCTGGCACATGATGACAGCTATGGAATGGTCAGCGATCGCGCTTTGGTGTTTAGCGAATGATTTTCAGCCTAATGGCAATACACAATATGGTCGATCTCATGCAAAAAGAATTGAGTTTTGTAAGAGAGTTGATGGAGATATACCTAATACGCGTAATAAAGCTGCACTTGGAGCTTGCGGTTCAGGGCCTAATTCATGGAGACATGATAACACGCCATTTGGGATCAGTGATTTGAACGGTAATCTATGGGAATGGATTGACGGATTTAAGCTTGTGAATAATAAATTTCATATTTCAAGTTACTCTGGTCAACCCGAGTCTGAATGGGAAGTCACCGATATTGGCCTTTTAGGACCAAGTGGTAATAAATGGGAAAATTATAAATTCACAGGTACAAGTGAAATACTTAAGCAGATGTTGATTGAAAGTACGGAAGCGACAAAAAAACTTAAAGGTGGACTTTTTTATAACATAACTGGAGAACGAATTCCTTTCAAAGGTGGCACTTGGCAAAGTGGTTCTCGCGGTGGCTTGGCTGCACTTAATCTCCAATACCATCGTACATCTAAGTATGGCAATGTTGGTTTTCGTCCTGTTTTTATCGCGGATTAATTGGTTTTTATGCTAATAGATATCCCTCTTATGCGTGGAGAAGTGCCACGATTGAAACCGCATCTATTACCGAATGAAGCCGCTGTGATTGCTAAAGACTGTTGTTTTGAAAATGGCATTATTCGTCCGCTATTTAATGATTTGGCAATAGCGACATTGCCTATTGAGGCAAAAACATTATTTAAATATACCGATGAGCATTGGTTTGTATGGAATAAACGTATAGAAGCTATTCATAATCCAATGGCTCAAGATAAATGGCAACGTGTGTATTTCTCGGGAGAAAACAAACCAAAGGTAACAGCTCAAGATATTGCGATTGGCGTTGTTAGTCCGGCTGCTAGCTATGACTTAGGCGTACCTGCGCCAAATTCTGCACCTGTAATCAACCGGATAGATAGTTCAACGGGCAGTGAGCCTGAAGAAGGACAGCCTGACATCTTTGATGATGAAACGCGATTCTATATTCAAACATTCGTGACACGTTTTGGGGAGGAAGGTGCACCATCAAAACCGAGTACTGAGTTATTAGTAGAAAAGCCAGGTTCTACTGTTTATGTCGGTCTATCTCGCTTGAACACTAATACAAACAACATCACACATACTCGTTTATATAGGACTGTTACAAGTAGTGTGGGGGCTGAGTATATGCTTGTGGCTGAACTTCCAATTGCACAGGTAGAATATGCTGATAGCGCTAAAACACTGAATGCTCCGATTGTTGAAACGTGGGATTACGATATTCCGGATGAAAAAATGCGTGGGCTTTGCGTGATGGCCAACGGAATTTGTGCGGGCTTTGCTGGTAATGAAGTTATGTTCTCGGAAGCCTTTTTACCTTACGTCTGGCCTAAACAATATCGAGGAACAACAGAGCATCAGATAGTGGGTATTGCAGCTATTGGCACGAGCTTAGTGGTTGTTACTAAAGGATATCCGTATATATTTGGTGGCGTGACACCCAGTGCGATTAATGGCACCAAAATAGGCAGTGAACAGGCTTGTGTGAGTAAAGAGTCAATAGTTGTCGTTAATGGCACGGTAATTTATGCATCTCCTGATGGGCTTATTGCCATTGGCTCTGATGGCGTAATAACAATTACAGATCAGCTAATGACGCGAAGACAATGGCAAACCAAGATACCTCATACGATAAAAGCATGGGCTTCTGAAGGGATGTATATTGCTTTGTATGAGGGTGGTGGCTTTATCTTCGATCCTGTATCTCAAGATTTTCGTGAACTATCAAATCGTTGGGATTGCGCTTATGAAGATTTAGAACGAGATCAATTGGTGATAGTTCAAGGTAATGAAATGTGCTTTTGGCAAGGAGGCGACAGCTACTTATCAGGACAATGGCGTAGTAAAGTTTTCCAATTACCCGTAGATTCATTAATGTCATGCGCCCGTGTGGTATCAACTGAAATTAACCAGCTGTCCTTGAAGATTTTTGGTGATGGTCAGTTGGTATATTCTTTAAACAAAGGTGAGGTTCCTCATAACGGTTTTCGGTTACCGGCTATTCGCGCAACAAATTGGCAAATTGAAATCAGTGGCCGTGCTGAAGTTGAACGCTTGATGGTGGCTAGTTCTATGCAGGAGCTAATGTAATGGTTTCCCCAAAGAATAATATGAAGTCAGGTTTTCGTGGTGGGCGTGATAGCGCGGCAATACAAGAAAACATTGAGTTATTAACTGGGCAACGAGGTAATGGATTAGATCGCGCAATCACGATGCGTGAACTTGCTAGTTTGGGCTTAATCAATGTTACGAGGAATAGTAACGGATCTGTAATCCCTAGACCGAAACCACCCGTAATTCCTGATGGTAAGCCAATACAACGGCCTCATTCTCCTGTTGGTTTTGCTGCTTTGGGTGGGTTTGGTGCCATTATGTTGGAATGGGAAAATCCAACCTTTTATGGTTTTTCTTTTGCTGAGCTGTGGCGAGCAGCACCTAATGCCGATGGCTCAGCTCCGTATTTAGAACAAGCAGTACTTATTGCGACAACGCCAGCGACGGTGTTTGGTGATATTGTCAATCCTGGCTCTACATACTATTACTGGTGTCGGTTCGTGAATATTAATAATATTGCAGGGCCATATAATAATGTTGATGGGGTAAAGGTTTCTACCAGTCCTAATATTAGTGACATTATTGATGATATTGGCGAACAGATGAAAAAATCTGATCTAATTCAAGAATTGGAAAAGGATATATCAGAAGGAGATAAAGCGGCTAATACTGCGATTGAATTAGCAAAGAAAGAATTAGTTGATGCAGATAATTTAATAAATGCAAGCATAGGTCGCTTAAAAACAACTGTTTTAAATTCGGATCGTGCATTGGCAAAACGTATTGATGGTTTAGCGGCACAATGGAAATCTGATGATAAAAAAATCCTAACTGTGGCTAAAGGCGATATTACTCGCGTTCAAAAGATTTTAACAAATAAAGATAATGCATTAGCTAGTGATATCTTGAAAATTGAAGCGGCTTATAAAAAAGGAGATAACGCATTAACTGGTGCAATTACTGCGCTCAATAATGTAACGGCTGAACGTGACAGAGTGGTCTCTAAAAAGGTTGATACGGTTCGATCGAGTCTTAATAATGTTGCTGCGACTGTTCAGCAAAATAGCCAATCTATCAGTTCTCTTAATCAGGATGGCTCGATTGCACATAAAGCAATGTGGAATACCAAGGCGAAAGCCGGCGATATTAAAGCGGGTATTGGTCTTTTAGCTAAATCTGATGGCACGAGCCAAGTTGCTATTTCTGCTTCTCAATTTTTTGTCTTTGACCCTAATATTCCCAATAAAAAAATCCAGCCTCTTTTTGCTATCGATAAAGGTAAGGTAATAATACCTAAGGCCTTTATTGAAAAGGCAACTATTCAAATATTAAATGCACAGACTATTGTTGCTGATAGGGTTAAAGCTGGCATTAGCATTAACTCTCCAGTTATTAACGGTGGGCAGGTGACTGGTGGGTGGGCAGGGTTTGGTTCAGGTGGCCCATATTCTGGTTATCATACAAAAATTGGTATTGGTGGTGAAATTTGGACGGATAGGCTACACGCTCGTGGTGCAAACATTAGCGGGAATATTACGGCTACAAAAGGTAGGTTCAGTAACGTAACTATTGATGGTACATGTAAAGTTAAGCGCATAGAGGCCAACGCTATCATAGGAGATATAACGAAGATATTAGCCCCAAGCTATCCCAATAAGTATATTGATAGGCAGGGAGATATTGAGGTTTTTAGGCTTAATGTGGGAAGAATGCCATTCAAGAGATCTGCATTAATTAGCGGCAACAGATTTAGGACTTCCGGATCATCTTTTACATATGAGTGCCTTGTTGACATTAATGGTTCGGGACCAAGGAAAATATTACCGTCATTTAGCGGGTTATCTGGTGCAGCCTTGCAGGGTATGAGTACTATTATAGATATCCAACCAAATATAAATGCGAATATTATTATTTATGTGCGTAAGACCGGGGCGTTTAGGAAGGTTTTCTTCCCAATATCTCCAGTAAATATATGGATGATATTTAAAAACTAAATTAAAAATCATTACGGGAGTTATGTTTATGACTTATCCACTACTCGTTCAATAGTGCTTAATCTTCTTTCTTGATCATATTTATTATGTTGTTTGTGGCGGGTTTTATGGATGTACTAAGGCAAAATTGGCATAAGTATCGCGATAGGCTACTTCCTGTAATACAAGCTACTGAAAGGCGCAATTCACATTTATTTAGTGACGAAATCGATAAGGCTCTATCTTCTGATAGGGCCTTTTTATTTATTGGCGAAGATGGTTTTTTTGTACTGCAGCCGTTGTCTGAAAATGGCGTAGTGACAGTGAATGTGATGTTTGCCTTTAACTGGGGTGGCAATGCGATTGAACGTTATCAGGCATCTATTGAGCGGTTGTCTCGTGAAATTGGTGCAACAGGATTAAAGTTATATACCGTTGTTAAAGGTTTGGTCCCTTTGCTTAAACAACAACATTGGCAATTAACCAATGACGATAGAATTATGCGTTTTATCAAACCATTATAGGAGTTGATATGGGTGGTGGAGGCAAAAATAAAGCACAAGAGACAACAGCGCAAAAATCAGCAGCAGAGGTCGCTAATCGTCAATGGAGTGTTTATCAAAACGATTTAAAAGGTTTTGAAGACAACTTTATTCAACGTGTTGATAATTATAACTCATCACAAAATATGGCTAAAACTAAACAAGATACTGACTTAGCCTATGCCAAGAGTTTTAGTGATTCTCGCAGTGCAGCAGATAAACAATTAACTGCTTCTGGTATTGATCCAAGTAGTAGTAAATATCAGCAAACAATGGCTGACATATCGACCGAGCAAGCAATAGAACAAGCCGATACGGTTAATCGTGCTCAAACAGCAGAGCAAGATAAGCATATGGCAGGTCTACAGGATGTTACTGCTATTGGTATGGGGCAAAAATCAGAGTCATTAGCCAGCATGGGCAATATTGCTACCTCAAGTATGCGTAAAGCAGCGTTTGATGCTCAAAACGCATTCAATAGGCGATCTGCAAATAATCAATTAATCGGTACAGTTGCTGGTGCTGGAGTCTCTGCTGGTTTGCGGGGGGTCGGTTCTATGTCATCAGGCTCCAGTATGGATGGTATATCAACGATGAAATCACGGCCTACCTATGATCATGAAACTAACTCATTTGGCACCATGCTTTCTTAAGGAGTAAATGATGGGGATAGCAGCAGATACCTATGCAGATTTAACTCGAAAGATGTATGAAGATTGGGAGCAGCGATTTTATCCGAAGCAAAAAGATCTATTGGAAAAGGCATCAACAGGTCAACTTGCATCAGAGCAACTTTCTCGTGTTGATGAGAATTTACGAGGCTCATTACGAGCGTCTACTCAGTCAAACGCTAATAGGATGGCAAGGTTTGGTGTCACAGCTGAACAAAATACGAGTGGTGATGCTCGGCAGGCTCTTGGGATAGCAGGAACAAAGAATGCTGTGCGTAAACATGCAGAAGAAAGGTCAATGTCGATTCTGTCTGGTGCAAATATGGGATTGCGTCAAAAAATGAATGTAGGCGGAGGGATGTAATGTCATACAGTATTTTATCTTTAGGTAATGATACGCGTAAGCAAGCAATGTCAGGTTTGCGTAGTGCAGCCGATCGCGAAGAACATCTGGAAAGTACAAATAAACAACTCAAAACAGCTAAACGAACACAAACGATGGGAGCTATTGGAACAGGTGCTGCAATAGGTACTTCTATTATGCCTGGTATTGGTACGGCCATAGGTGCTGTGGGTGGTTTGATTATTGGTGAATTATTTTAAGGTGTGCCTATGAGTTTAGATACACGTGGGTTTATGGATGGGGTATTACGTGGTTTTGATTTAATGGAACGACGTTATGATCGCCAAGATAGAAAAGAAGATAGACAACGTAGTTTACGTCAAGCTGATGAAGATAGAGCTGAAAATAAACGCCGATATACAGATAGAGTGGAACGACAGAGTCGACTTGATTCAACAAATGAAGAACGTTATCAGGCGGCACAAGTAAAAGATGAACACCGTTATAAAGATCAGTTGGCACGACAAAAGCGAATAGAAAACCGGAGCGATGCTGTAGATCAATCTCGTCTTGAATATAACAATACTCGTACTTCACAGCTGAAGCGTCAGCAATTTATTAATGATAACTCGGTGCTATTGGATGCCGGTTGGCAGAAGTTTCAGAAAACGGGTGAACTTGATGAAATTTTTGATGATCCCAATGTAAAAGGTGGAGCATACGATATTCGTCGTTATACACCCCAATTATTAACATCATTTAAAAATATCGAAACTAATATGCCCAAAGTACTTTCTGGTGAGCTGAGTGCTGATAATTTGGTGGATGATTTAGATGTTATCTATCGACCGAATTTGAATGCCGCTGTAGGGACTAAAGATGCGTCAGGGAAAGTTATTGCTTCAACTAAACTTGCTCGAGTTACTCAACAAGCTGATATTGATCCAAATCGAGAAGGCGATCAACCGGGTTTGGTACTTGGCATGGAAGTATTCTATGAGGATGGGAGTTCTGGAGGGGTTCGACCTGTTACTCAAAATCGTTCTACTGATAAAAATGATGCTGTAATGGTGATCCCACTTGAATCTGCAATGAAGGATTTAACGGGGCAGATGAATATGGCACGTAAAGTATCATCCTCTCAGTATTATAATAAGTTGTTTAAGCCTCAGGACAGTAAAGCATCAATTGAATTTCAAAAAGAATACCGTAAGGCTGTGAATGATGTTTATAGCAATAGTGAAAATGCTAAAGCTAAGTTAATAGAGAGTGCTGGTGGAATGATGACACCTGAACTGCAGCAGCAAATGGATAGTCTTGATGAACAAGTAAAAACACGATTAGAGCAGGTTGATGCGCTTTATAATAAGCAGGGGAATGATGGTCAAAACACTCAAATTTCTGCTTCTCAGCCTGCTTATAAAACATGGGCAACAGATAGTCAAAAATTAGCATTTATTGATGCGTTAGCTAAACGTGGCGAAGATCTATCAAAGGCTACACCAGAAGTGCTTGATGCAGCGTATACCTCGTTAATAAATAATAAAAAACAAGAACAGTTTGCCACTGATGCAGAATCATTGCGGATGCGGTATTACAATGCAGTTAAGTAGAACTTCATGATGGTTGTTATTTAGCGCATTTAAGAGCGAGATTATAGTACTGTAATCATCGTGCTCGAATTAATTTCTAGGAGGTATTTGGGGTTGAGTATTGTATGCAAATAATACAATATAGCGTTGCTTTGTTTTTAAAATAGTTTATATGTATATCATCAGTGCATCTTGAGTTACTTTTTGTTATGAAAAAAGCATTAAATATTGATGTTAACTTAGCAGCTAGAGAAAGAATTCAACTAATTTTAAGTAATTTTCCCCATTTTTATATTTCTTTTTCTGGAGGTAAGGATTCAGGCGTTTTACTCAATCTAGTAATAGAAGAGGCTCGACGGCTTGGTCGACTACCTATTGATGTTCTTATCATCGATTTAGAAGCGCAATATAGTCATACGATTGATTATATTTATCGAATGGTTGAGCGTAATGAAATCAACCCCTATTGGATATGCCTTCCTCTAAGCTTACGTAATGCAGCATCTCAATTTCAGCCTAAATGGATTTGTTGGAACCCTGATGATGAAGATCGTTGGCTTCGTCCATTACCTACACATTATTCAGTGATTAGTGATATGAATTTTTTTCCGTTTTTTAAGCTAGGAATGGAATTCGAAGAGTTTGTTATTGAATTTAGTCTTTGGTATCAAAACCTTAAAAAAACAAGATGTGCTTGCTTAGTTGCAATACGAGCCGATGAATCTCTTAATCGTTACCGTACCGTTAAGAATGAAAAGAAAAGAACCTTCGGTGGAATTCGATGGACAACACAGCTTAGTGAGAATGTGTATAACGTTTATCCTATTTATGATTGGCATGTTAATGATATTTGGACTGCGAACGGTAAATTTGGTTGGGATTATAATTCGATTTATGACCTGATGAATTTAGCTGGTGTTAGTCTATCTCAACAGCGATTGTGCCAGCCATTTGGAGATGATCAACGTAAAGGTTTATGGCTATATCAAATATTGGAACCACAGACGTGGCAAAGACTTGTTGAACGTGTAGAAGGGTGTAATTTCGGGGCCCGTTATAGCAAAAAGCAGGGACATATTGTTGGGTATTATAAATTTGACCTTCCAGAAGGTTATACCTATAAGCAATACAGCAAATATTTACTTAATAGTATGCCTCCTCATTTATCTGAACATTATCGATCTCGTATCTTCAAGTTTTTAGTATGGTGGCGAAATAATGGTAAAAAATTTGGTGTGGTAAATATTCCCGATTTTGCTGATAAAAAATTAGAATCACAAAAAGCCATACCTAGCTGGAGACGTATTTGTAAGGTGTTAATCAAAAATGATTATTGGTGTAGAGGATTATCTTTTAGTCAAAATAAAAAAATCACCAATCACTACATTCAATTATATAACGATTATTTTTTGACGAGGCGATAATGAATACGACAAGTAATTTTATCCAGCTACTCAAGGCATTGAATGAATTAGATATTTCTGAATTATTAGAATTATCCGTTGAAGAAAGGGTTGAAATATTCAATCAACTTTCTGATATATCAGCGAAAATTGTTGAATTTAAGCATCCAACGCTTAATGTTAAATTGATAGATAGCTCACTTGTTAAGGATAATGATTATAATCCCAATAAAGTTGCACCGCCTGAATTTAAACTTCTTAAACATTCAATTGAGAAAGATGGCATAACAATGCCTATTGTTGTCGGAAAATTACCGCAATCCCAAGACTATGTGATCATTGATGGTTATCATCGAAGCCAAATTATTAAAAATGATGATCAAATTAATCAGTCAATCAGTAACTATATCCCTGTTGTTATTTTGGATAAGACCATTGATAACCGTATGTCTTCATCAATTCGACACAATATTGCACGAGGCGTTCATCAGGTTGAGCTTACTTCAAAACTTGTCATTAAATTACGGGATATGAATTGGACAAATGATGATATAAGTCAGGAATTAGGGATGGATAATGATGAAGTTTTACGCATGCAACAAGTTACGGGGTTAGCAGAAGCTTTCCGTCATAATTTATTCTCTAAAGCATGGGAATAACGCTGAGTCGATATTGATTCTACGATGGGAACTGTACTGAAAAAATATTAATGATTTTAATGAGTTCGACTTGGTCGCATTTGAAATGCTACCAAGATTGATTGGTCAGCACGGTGGCGGAAATGCTGAATACGCTATTTTAAATGAGCAGCATGCAACATTACTCATCATTAATGACAGTATCTCGTTGCTGGCCAAAACTTAGCGCATACTGACTACATTATGGAAAACTACACCTGAACCACTGCACCGAAAGGCGCGGTGGTTTTTTTATGTCATTTTAATGAGGTTTAAATGAGCGAAAGATTATTAGGCAACGATATTGATCCTAAAGCGACTGTTCAAGCGCAAACGGATATGACAAATACTGGTGGAGACTATGAGTTACCTGAGGGTTTTTCGTTAGCTAATTTTCAGCCCCGTGAGGTGAAAAATCATGAAGTAGGTTTACTCGATGGCGCAAAATCTTTTGTGAGTGGAGGTTTGCGCTCTTTAGAGGGGGCATCTGAAGCACAAGGGCAGGTGTTGAATGTGTTAAATGACAAGGCAAACGCTAATGATGGATGGATATCTAGCGTTGCCTCTGCTGCACAAGACATACCTGTAGTTAGAGCTGCAATGGCAACTACACCTTATATAAAAAACGTATTAGATTCAGCTGCAAATACTGTAGAAGACAGCTTAAGCGATGATGCAAAAGCTGCTGCGAGTGAGCCACTTGCATGGCGAGAAGGAGATAACTGGAGAGTATCAACTGATCCTGCTGTGTGGGGGATCCAATTTAGTAAATCGATGGGTTATATGTTGCCAACTATTGCAACTGCATTTTCGACAGGAGGTGTATCAGCGAGTGCATTATTGCCTAATATCACTAATGCAATGATTCGCTCTGGGGCAAGTGCAACGTTAGCGTCTAAAGCTGCACCTATTGCACTTAATATGCTAATGAAAGCACCAGCGGTTGGAGTTGGGATGAGTACTGATTTAGGTACTCAAGGCGTAGAGTCTAGTAATGGTGTGATAGATGCAGAGCATCGTCAATTGATGGAATCACAACATTACCAAGATGCATTTATAGACATTGATAGTGATCCTAAGTACGTACATTTATCTGATGGTGAGAAGTTTGGTCTTGCTAAAGAATTTGTGAGTAATCAGGCCTCTCGTGCTGCAATGACCGATGTTCGTAATGTTGCAGCAAGTGCTGCTGCGACAATGGTAGGTGATATACCATTAGCAAATGCGATGCTTAGAGGATTTAAACGTGGTGGCGGTGTTCGTGGAGCTGCGGCTGGTATAGCAAAAGGTATTGCACGTGAAGCTCCAATGGAAGCTATCCAAGAAGGAACGCAGCAGCGTGTAAGTAACGAAGTATCCAACGAGTACCAAGGCTCGAACATTGATCCTAACCAAGGTGTTGCAGAAGCAGCGGTAAGTGGTGGCTTAATGGGAACTGCCATGGGGGGAAGTATGGGGTCTATTGGTGGTTTTCGAAGTAAGTCGCAGGTAGATCCGATAACAGAAATATCTGTTGATGATAGCCCTGTCTCTGAAGCGCCGATTGATTCAAATGCAGTTGATGCCTCTATTAGTGAAGATTCAGTACCAGAACAACATAACAAAATTTATCCTAATGACTTTGAAAATATATCGTCTCAAATCCGGCAACAAGAAGCAGACATCAATGAAACGGCATCAGAATTAGAAACTGAGAATGTAGTGGAATCTACGCCAGACAGTGATGTGAATCCTGATATAAATCCGGAGCTGGCTACAAATATCTTCAATGAAGTCGATACACAAAATGATTTAGATATCCCTGCATATTTACGTCAACCAGTAAAATTGAGTGAAAAGGCTGCCAGTATTGATGAGTCTTTGCCTACAGCTACCAAAACTGATTTAGTTGTTTCTGACTCTCGGCCTGATGTTATTTATGGTCATGATAAGCGGACAACACAGGATCCAACTATTTATGATAAACCAGTTGGTGAGCCTCAATTTGAAGGAGGGATCCCTAAGAATAAATTACGTCAATTAAAGTATTTGGCCAATCGGCGTAATGCAAAAATCCCATTAGCCTTACAGCCACTGAAAGGTTCTGGTCGTTTCACTCGTCCTGAATATCGCAGTCGCTTAGTCTCTATTGCTGATGAAGCAATCTCATTAGGTAATAGTAAAAGTGTCAATGTACAGGTTGATTCAATATCAGACGCAATCACCAAACTAGGAGGTGTAAGTCGTACATCGGCACAAGCTGATGGTATTGATTCTGCAGCTTTTAAACGTAATAAGCTGTTTCCTGCCACAAAGGGACGTACTTTTGATGAGTTAGCTGAAGTGCTGAATGAACATGGATATAGATCGCGTGATGGCGGTAAGTTAGATGCTAATGCAGTGCTTGATCTTGTTGACGGTGAGGTTAATAACAATGAGCGTCACTTTAGCAGTCAATCAGATATGTTAACGGAAACCGATCACGGTTCGGCTTTTAATGAATTGGTCCGTGAGTATGGTGCTGAACGTGTTAAAACGGCAATAAGTAAGGCCTTGCAAGGTAACCGCTTAGGTGATCGACAGGCTGAAATTGTTAATGAGGCAATGGATGTTATTGAAACAGGGCGTATTGAACAAGCAGGTGGAATTGAAGCTCGTCATGGCGAGCGAGATAGTCGTCGTGAAGCTCGAGCTTTGAGGCAAAAGAAACAGTTAGAGAAAACTCATAATGAGTTGGGGCTACCTAAAAAGGTGGAATCTGATAATTCTGTCAATATTGAGAGAGAATATAATGAGACGGTTGAAGCTGTACTAGATAATTCGATTAAACAAGCAACGATAGCTAATCCCATAGAAACAGAGTCATTAATATATCGTTATGAGACAGGCCAAATTACGACTGCAGACTTAATATCACGTTTAGGAGAGCTTGATTATGCCGATAAACAAAAACTCAACAGCATGGAAGACACTCAATCAACTTCCAAAAGAAAGGATCCTACAAGCGTTGGAGAACGGGCTAGAGAAAGGGAAACACCTTCGCCAAAAGAATCAGAATCAACAAGAATTAATAGTGACAGAGTCGGAACCGATGATGTTAAAAAACCAAAGCATGAGCAAAGAAGAGAACCTAAATCAAAAATAACATCTACTGATGACCATCGTTCGATGCTGTATTCACAGCAGGCGTTAAGCAGTTCAAATACTACAACGAAGGGAATACCCTTAAAGCAAGCTGAGTTGGCCGTTAAATCATGGTTACGCCAGTACAATGGCGGTGCTGGTGTTTCAGTAAATGTAGTCAAAACTCAAGCAGAGGCTGAGCAGATATTAGGTACTTCATTTAACGATTATAAGGTGAATGCATTTTATGATGAAGTTACTGCATCAGTTGTTGTAGTGGCAGATAACATTGCAAACACCAAAGATCTCCGTCAAAAGTTGCGCCACGAAATTTTAGTTCATCACGGCTTACGTGCTGTTGTGGGTGACACGGAGTATGGACGTATCCTGAAAACAGTATATTCAGGTCTCGGCTCTAAGCATTTAAAATCAATGGTTGCAGAACTAGAGCAAAGCTATAGCAGAGAAAACTTAAATAATTTTGTCGAAGAAGTGTTGGCGCATGTAGCAGAGAATGAACGTAATAAGTCCCAACAGTGGTATGACAGAGTCATGGCGGTGATTGCTACCGCATTACGTAAAGTCGGTCTAATGTCAGCATCTGATATAACTAAAGCTGAATTGCATAATATTGTACAAACATTAACAGACCGAATTAAGTCGGTAAATGAATGGGGACCAGATAGTTCACCACCAGGTAATGATAGTAATGGGTACTTATCACGCACGAAGTTCAGTCGTACGGTTTTCACAAATAATCAATCATCATCAGCATTTCTTGATGCTGTAGAAAAAGCACGATCGCATATAAAAGGACCAGCTTCTGATGTTGCTGCTGGTGGCTTTGATATCCCCACTGAAAACATCAAATCAACTATCGTCCGTAATTTAGCGGATAAGTTTCAAGTTCTCAAAGAGTTACAACGCAATATTGTAAAAGCTGACGGTAAAATTACAGAGGATAGTGATACTTACCTTGCAGAAGAACTCTTTCACGGGAAGGCTGAAAATGATTTGCGGATCATGAAAGATGCTTTTGTGAAGCCATTAGCCAATAAAATGGCTCAATATGATATAAGCCAAACAAAGCTTGATGAATACCTGATAGCTCGTCATGCCCAAGAACGTAATGATCACATTGCATCAATTAACGCTAAGTTTCCTGATGGTGGTTCAGGAATGAAGAGTGCCGATGCTCAAAGCAAACTTGATGAAATTAGACGTGGTGGTAAGCAAAAACAATATAGCGAGTTAGCGCATATTGTGGATGCGATGATTGCACGTCAGCGTGATGTGTTGCGTGATAGTGGCTTGGAATCAGATGCGGTGATTGATAGCTGGCAATCTCACTACAAACACTATGTGCCCTTAAAGGGGATAGCAAAAGATGAGTCATCATTACCACGCACAGGTAAAGGTTTTAGTATTGGTGGTAAAGAAGCTAAAAATGCCATGGGGCGAAAATCCATAGCTGAATCACCAAGCAGCCATGCTATCTCTGATTTAACAGAAAAACTTATCCGAGCCCGTAAAAACGAAGTGGGAAATGCACTGCTTAAGTTAGTGAAAGATAATCCTTCTGATGATTACTGGCAGGTTTTTAGCAGTGATAAACCAGACACATCGCCACAAATTATTGAGCGTAAGAACTCAAAAACGGGTCAAAAGGAAAAGATTGTTGAGGATCGTCCTGTACCTATGTCCATGATGCCAGATTACTACTTTCCAACAAAGAAAGATGGCAAGGTCTATTACATAAAATTGCATGATAAACGATTGATGAAAGCAATGAAGAATATCGGGCCAGACAATAGTAATGGCATTATTCGAGCTATGGCTACGTTTAATCGATTTCTTGCTTCAGTAAATACCAGCTACAACCCTGAATTTGTTGTAGGGAACTTTGCACGTGATATTCAAACTGCGTTCTTAAATCTATCTGCAGAGCAAACACGCGATGACGGTAAGATCAAAGGTAAGAATATTGCTAAGCAGGTGATAGTTGATATTAAGCATGCAATGCCTGCGGTATATGCTTCATTGAATGATAAGTCCTCTAAAACGCCTAGTGGGCGTGAATGGCAGAATTATTTTAATGAATTTATGGAAGATGGAGGTAAAACCGGTTGGTTTGATATGAAGGGTGTCGACGGCCAAGCTAAAGATATTGAACGCATGGTTGCTGTGGCCAGTGGTTCAACAAAAGGTAAGGCATATAAAGCGTTTGATGCTGTTGCTGGTTTCGTTGAAAACGTTAATAGCGCTGTTGAAAATGCTGTGCGGTTATCTGCTTATGTGAACGCCCGTAAAGCAGGGATTAGTCGTAAGAAGTCAGCATCATTAGCAAAGAACATGACCGTTAATTTTAATCGTCGAGGTGAAGTAGGTACTACCTTAAATGCAATGTATATGTTTGCGAATGCTTCTATTCAAGGCACTGTAAATTTTGTGCGTACTATGGCTGATTTGAATGGCGATGGTAAGTTGAAATGGAAAAATATGAACAAGGCGCAAAAGTTGGCTACTGGTATTGTGGCTGGTTCGTTTGCCTTGGCGTTTGCCAATAGAAATGCGGCTGGTGACGATGATGATGGCGAGAATTGGTATGACAAAGTACCTGATTACGTTAAAGAACGTAATTTTGTGATCATGAAATCATTAGTTGGGGGAAAGCAAGATGGTTCTTACTGGTCAATTCCAATGCCTTATGGATACAACGTCTTTTCAGTCTTGGGTTCAAGCGTTGAATCTGTCATGAATAGTGACAGTGTCACTCCAGTAAAGGCTGCAGGAGACTTAGTCATGGCTGCACTTGGCGCTTTTTCACCTATAGGTATGAGTGAATCTCATACTATAACGGGAGCTGTTCTTAAAAATGCTTTACCAACTATAGGTAAGCCTTTTGCTGAGCTTGGATTAAATGAAAACTTCTTTGGTGGTCAGATTTATAAAGAGAACATGCCATTTGGTACACTTCAGCCTAATAGTTCTATAAGTAAACGAGGTACCTCCGATCACTATAAAGACTTCGCAAAATGGCTGAATCAAGTCTCAGGCGGTAGTACATATCGATCCGGGGTATTAGATTTTAGTCCAGATGCAATGCAGTATATTGTTGGTTATATGGGCGGTGCTGCATTTCGGTTTACAAGTGTAAAGGTTCCTGGATTAGTTGATAAAGTGACGAACGATAACGTTGAAGATAGTCAGGTCGCTTTTTTAAGTCGTATATCCGGTCGAGTAATGCCATATGCAGATCAAAATAAGTTTTATGAGCGACGTGATGAATTACTGCAGATAAGAGATGAATCTAAGGTAACGTTTGGCACTAAGCGTAAGAATTTTTTAGGCACTTACGGTAAAAAACTGCGATTACTTCCTATGCTGAAGGTAACTGAAAATCAGCTTAAAGCGTTACGCAAACGTCGTAATGCTATTTATGCCCTCAACATCCCATCTAAAGATAAAGATTTACGTTTGAAGAACATTGAACGTCAGATGAAAACAGTAATAGATCGGTTTAATCGTCAATATAATGCTTAGAAAGTTGGCCTAATTAAATTGAGTAAAATAATTATTTCAAATAGTCGTTAATTAAGACTTTTATTTAGTTTGGGAAGTGGATTAAAAGAGGAGGTTAAATAATTTTATATGGATATAGATAAAGCAAAAAACCGCCAAAAATGGCGGTTAGTAAGGAATGATATCAGCTCAGGATTAATTCCGTTGTGACATCAAAAAATTAACATTTTCTGTCAATTCTACGATTAACTGATCTTGTTCTGCGATTTTTTGCTGTAAATCATCAATACATACAGCATTTTCGTCACAGATTTTAACTGTTCCGCCCATTACTGCGAAAGTGTTGCTCTCGTGAAGGATTGGAGCTTCTGGTCGAAATGGGCCGTTATAATCGCGTAAACCGATACCAACAGAATTGTATCCATCTACAGTAATGCTTGAGCCAATAGCTGTTGATGAACGCCCATTTGCTATTGTTTGATAGCCGAATGCAGTAGATGCTTCGCCATTAGCCGCAGTGCCACTACCAAATGCAGTAGACCAATCACCATTGGCATCGGTTCCATCACCCCATGCTGTCGAAGCTTTACCTACAGCACGAGTCATTTGACCAAAAGCTGTTGAAGCCCAACCTCCAGCATATGTTTTTAAACCGAATGCTGTGGCTTCAGAGCCATCGCGTGGAATAACGGTGTTCCAGCCCCAAGCAGTACTATTGAAGCCCTTTATTTCTTTTGCCATGCCCCAGTACTTAGCATTCACACCAATATTAGTTTTTTCGTGTGTTGCGATCTGGCTATTTTGATTAATATGTTGTTCTAGATCGCTAGCATAAGCAGTGCTTGTAATTGCAAGCATACAAAGACATAAGAAACGCTTTTTCATGATTATTTTCCAGTTTAATTGATATGAAACTCGATGCGCATAGTAGGGGGGAGTAGAAGATATTAGAAGTAAAATAATGTAACTAAGTGTGTATGAAACTCTTAGATTCAGAGATTGTTGCAGTCGATTATGCTTGGTGAAAAGGTAACAGCAGAGCAGATTGCCGAGCGTTGTGATTTGTCGAGTTCGTGGGCGAGTACGTTGCTGAAGACGGTTTGGGAACGAGGGTATTTAGTGAGGACCGCCTTCATGAGAGAAGGCGGAGGAATAACATTTCAATATTTATTATATAAGCAAAGGTATTTTTAGAAACGAGTTTCGAATTTACTTGTTTGTGGTAAATCCTCTCGTTGAATTATGCCGTAGTATTTATGTAAAAGTATTCGATGCTGAACATCACTAGGAGATGTTTTTATCCATACTTGCCCTATATAAAATCGGAAATGAACACTCAGATTCGCTCTTACTGTATCTCTATACATATTTTTATTAATATGATTTGGTGCATGATTTTCAATTAAAATAACTAATTGATTAAATGCTTCATTTGCTTGGCTTAAATAAGGCAAAAATATTAGTGCGTCAAAATTTTTACCTTGTTGAGTCAAATCTTTAAACTTTTCAGATAATCTAGAGTCAAGATTTACAAACTTATCGTTTTCTTTATATTTAGCTGTTCTAATATGTTCAAGAAGCATTTGTAATTGATTAAAAAATAAAGAATCAAAACTTTGCTTTTCAGCTAAATTTTGTTGTATTTGTAAGGCGTCTTGACTTTGTTTTAAAGAATCTTGACTACGGAGTAATGATTGATTAGTTAAATAAACAGTGATTAATAATAAGATAGTAGAAAAAAAAGTAAAAGCAGGCCCTAAAACCCCACCAAAGAATGTACCTACATCAGCCCATTTTTTCATATCCCCTAATAGTCCAACTCCAAATTTATATATATATAGTCCAATTGGTATCGCACTAAGTATCAGTATAAGTACTAATGTTATAATGATAGAACGGATAGAAAAAAACTTTTGCATAATACTAATCTCACGGAGTTATTACAGTGTAAACCCATGATAATAAACTGATTTGATGAAATGTATATTAAAATTATATAAGCAAGGTTCTTCTGGTAGATGAGAAGTCTCAAACGAGTCAGACTCTCGGGAAATAAAAATTTTCGGGCCTTCTTAGCCACCACCACCGAGGTTGGTGATTTAGACCATTTTCGGTGGAGAAGGGTAGAGCGTGATGCGTAACGCTCTATTTAAAAATAATATATTTTTACGAATGTGTTCTGGATATATT